CCTCTATGTAACGTAATTTTCTTTTAAGTGCGGATGTAACCGCTTCTTGTGACAAGTCCGGAATAGTCAGCATTCTACATAATGGTTAAATAGTTTACACATAGTCAATTACTCCCGCCATTCTGGAGCGCATTGGAAAGAGATTTACTAAAGCAAAACGCAATGCATCGTTTGCGTGATCAAAGCGTCCATCTTTCAGTGGCATCTCTTTTAACTGCTGCTCATTTCTATGCTCTGGATAGCGATAATTTTCATATGCCTGGATACTTTCTACGCATTTAGGTGACACAAATAGGTGCGGATCACCATTTGCATCTTCAAACCAACGTCTAACGTGGCCTACACCCGCTACGACATTGCGCGTGGTAGCGTCCTTCTTATATTTAAGAATCATGCCTTGCTGCTTAAATACAAAAATATCACTCACACCGCTTTGAAGTGACACACCCGCACCTGCAGGATCGCAGAACATACCGTGAAAGTTGTAGCCTAAAGATTTGATCTTACGCGCAAAATCTTCAGTCTTGGTATTTTTCATCGCTACTTCGTCAATTTGATAAATATCTGCCATGCCAGATGTGTTGTGTTTGACCTGGAATACTGAACAGTGTGCTGCTCGGTATCCGAAATCAATACCCGCGTATGTGGGTAGAGACGGATCGAATCTGAGGTCGTTTTTGATGTTTTGAAATCTATCAAACGGATAAACGCGTCCTGCAAAGCTAACAAACTCCGCAAGAATTTCTTGGCGCACCGTTTCATCAGTGAGTGTTTTTCTAAGTTCATCTAAGTTATCCTTAAAAAATGGTGAAAGTGTTGATGGAAACTGCCATGATTGCCACTCTGGATGTTTATCATCTTGTCCTCTATCGTATAATCTTGAAAAGTAGTTAAATCCACGCGGTGTAGAGCAAAATAGCGCCCATCCACCACGATCTGACAGTGTAGGTCTGAGATACATCTCATAAGTATTTTTTGGTATTAAGGCCATCTCATCAATGACCAGATAATCAACTCCATCGCCAGTTTAAGTAAAGTGTTTCCCCCCCGGCATTACTGCCAGGGGGGAAACTACCTATGAGTGAGTCTGGTGCGTCTGCACTTTTGACGGCTAGTTCACTGTTTAAACCTGCCATCTTCATGTAATACAAGTCTCCACTAATCTCTTTCTTGCTTTCTATGGGTAGCTTGAGATCAGTCATTATAATGCGCTTGACTTCGCGTGCTATTTTCTGCGCTAAGTTGTAGTTTGGTCCCACGATCCAACCTCTAGTATTAGGTGTGAGTAACCAAGGTATTATTTCATAAGCTGCCATGTAGCTTTTACCGCTACGTCTACCCATGCAGACAACTCTGAAACGCTTTTCGTCTTTGGTGAGTGGTCCTACGCTATGAATGGCCCACTGTTGTGGCGTTGGGTTGTACCCCAAGATCTTCCAGAGCTTTCTCCGGTTCACTATCTGCTTTACCTTCAAATCCTGCTTCTTTTAAAACGTTCTCCAGGTTGCCGACTAAGTCGAGCTGATTCTTGTCAGTTTGACCTAAGTAATTTTTACCAAGAAAGATAAGTAGTGCGTTGGATCCCATCTCCAATGCGTTTTTCCATTGTGCTTTGCGTAGGTTGAGAAGCATCTCAGATTTACCCGCTTCGTACTCTTTGGTGTAGCGCTTGCGGATCGTGGATTCATCTACCTGGAAGTATTTGCCTATTTCTACATGAGTGCAGCCGAAACTGGCAAGCATTCGTACTTTCTTTGGATCTATTAATTTTGGTTTACCCATCTATATAAAGTCAGTTAGTTGACAACACTTGTTTAATGCGCGTCGCCAGTAA